TTATAAAAAATTACAAGTGCTGTTATAGCAGTATTTGTAGCCAATTGATGCCCCTTCTCGTATTGAAAAGGGGCATCAAAGGGGAAAATTTATAACTTATCTAAGTTAGAGTCGAGCTGTTGCTCGGCTTTTTTTGTTACATGTAAATAAATATCTTTTGTTGTAGTCGCATCTTTATGGCCTACTCGGTTTTGAATTAAGTAAAGAGGAACACCCAATTCAGCGAGTTTTGAAATGTGGGTATGGCGGAATGTGTGAACAGTGGTTATTTTTTGAATATTAAGCTCTTTTTTTGCTTCACGAAGCCAATCGTTGAGGGTAGTATTGTTCATTGGATACCCATATCTTCCAGATGAAAAAATAAATTGAGTTCCATTCGCTTCTTTTTCTTCGTCATGTATAATTTCTAAAGCTCTTTTAGGAAGAGTAACATCACGATTGCTTTTAGCCGTTTTGGGAGAAGGCTGTTTCTTTTTATTAACTAAGGTGCTATTAATTACGGCTACCTGTTTTCCATCTTTTTCTATTATGTCATTAGGAATTAAAGCAGCAGCTTCACCGAAGCGCAAACCGGTTTGATAAAGGAACTCACAGAAACGCCCATAATGCGGGGAGCGTTTATACATATATTTTAAGATCTTGTTTAACTCTTCTTCATCAAAGTATTTCTCTTCAATCTTGTCAGCCGCACTGGATTTTTTATAGTTAACATCGGCTTCTTTAATTGGATTAGTTTTAATATAATTATGTTTTTTTGCATATCGAAGTAAATTTCCTAGAGTGCCTTTAAATTTTTGAACTGATGAATTTTTGTAGTTCTTTTTGTAGATTAGATCATCTAAATAATTTGATAATAAAACTGGTTTGATGTTAGCAACTAAAACATCTTCACCGAGTGTATTTCTAATGATTGTTGCACGACTTTTATTATTAATATAAGTGTGTTCTTTAACCATAGTTTTATAAATAGGTAGCCATTCATCGATTAGTTCTCCTAAAGTAACACCCTTTTTAATAGTTCCATCATCGACATGCCTTAGTTTGTGCTGTATTTTTGCCTCTAAAGCTATCTGAGCCTTTCTACGAGTTGTATTGGTGTTCTTATCAAAAGTGACGGAAACCTTCTTATACTTACCTGTGAGAGGATCTTTATATTGTTCTCTAAATTTGATTCTGCCATCTTTTGTTGTTTCAGCCCACATTATTAATCTTCTCCAATCTCCATCATACTTACTGATTCTTCTAAACTATCAAGGATTTCGTTGGTTTCGATAAACTCAATCCATTTATCTCTTGGTGTATTTCTATTGGCTTTCACCCCCTTATAGAGCTTGTCATAAACATTACCGATAAAATCATCAGTAAATTTATTTACAGTGCGTTCAATCTTAGCTTCGTTCCATCGTTTGGCTGGTTGGCGCTTTTTATTTTTAGTTTTTTGGTCACTGCGAACTTTATCTTTGAAAATTGAAATGGCGGTAGAGTTAGTGTCGATGTATTCTAGTAATTCGTTTTTATTCATGATTACTGTCCTTTCGTACATATGTTCTTAATATTTGTTTTTTAAACCGGTCGATTTCGACCGGTTTATGAGCTATATTTTAAATATATTAAATTGCTATAATTATTGCAGGTGATGATTATGAAAATAACAAATATAGAAAAAGAATTTTTAAGGGAGTTGTTGAATAATTACATTGTCAATCATAATCTTGATGACGAGATATATTTAGATCAAAACGGAGAATTAACACAACTCTGGTTCGATCATAAAGAACATCACGATACACCAGATATCAGAGCATATAGAATAACTAATGGTTTGCTTGATAAGCTTTACTAGGTAAATAGAATCTTCTATAAATTGCTTCAAGTCCATTAAGCATCAGGTCACACTGTGCCTTTAAAACTCCTCCAGAATTATAATGAGAAATGGAATTTCGCGTCTGGAAGATGCTATCTATAAATCTAGAATCTCGATCCGTAAACTTAAAGTATTTTTGCTTTTCTAATGCTTGTAAATATTTATTCGCTGTAGGTCTGCGAGTTCCAAGCAAATTTTGAGCATTATAATTTGTTAAAATTATAAAAATTAGGTGTTCTATTATACTTCCCATAGCTGATGCCGCTAAGAAAAATCGTTTATTATTATAACCAAATAAAAATTCTTCGAACTCTGCCTTAAATTGTTCGTCATTAACAGTAGATAGCAATTCTTTAAATCGCATTTTAGATTGATGAATAATTGCAGTATCTAATGTAACTAAATCCTTAGCTGGAATTTTAAGTGTTTTGTCTGCACGTATATATTCTGTTTGTACCCATTCTTCGATAAATGATTTTCCTGAAATAAAATTATCGGTAAGCGATGATTCTATAATCGACTCATTATGATCAAATTCTAAAACGGAATTTTGTATCAATAAATTTATTTTCTTTCTAGAATACAAGCTTGTTTCATATGCTAGTGTTTCTGACACTTCATGAGGAACTTCTACAAACTTAGATTGATCTTTAGACTGATTTGCTGTGTGTGTTGCAAAGGCAAAACCTGAATGGCTATCTGCTATAAAATAAATGGTTATATGTTCTTGCATCCATATGAATAAATTATCATTATTTGCATCAACACTTTTATTAACTTTGGATGCGTAATAATCATGCATTTCGTTGATATTTGAACCATTTAGATTTTTGTAAGCCTTTATATCCATACTATTTAGTAAATAGCTAATAATAATCACGTCCTTTCTCCGGAGAGGGCTTTTTAAACCCGTCGAATTTGACGGGTTATTTGTTTACCATTTACTATTTAGGATTTCGTCTTCAAATTTTTTTCTACCTTCTTGAATCCATTTTTTACGTTCTTCCTCGTTGCTATGCTTGTACCTATCTAAGGTTATCTGAACAATCTCTTTGAGCTGTGGGTTCTTTATTTCTTCTCCATTAATTTCTAGTGAAATTCCACGCTCTTTATCTTTTACTTTTACAGTTGAACGTTCACAACTTTTACTTTTTAAATCATTATATTTATCATTCAGCTCTTGAAAAGCTTGAAACTCTAAATGGTAGTTGTAAACGAGATTTATAATGAATAATCCTAGTATGGCTAGTAAAATATAGATAAAAGGTACGTTCCATTTAGTAAAGAAGGAAATTCCCCCAAGAATAATTCCTATTAACGTACCCCAGAATGTACACACAGTTTTTAAACTCGGAGGAAAATATTCATGTTTTTTAAACGACACAAACTCAACTCTTTTCTAAATTCATTAAATTATTGGCAAACTATTAATTTATACACAACCTTAAAACAGGCAAGAATGGATATTTCATTTGAAGATGCCAAATTAGAAGCTATAGAAAACTTTGGCGATAGTGATATGCTTCGTTATATGCTAGAAGAAGCTATCAATAGTCCTAATCCGAAACATCGCACTCCGACTAATAAGTCTCTTTTTTAGAGGCTTTTTTATTTTTCATAAAATCCCCCAAAGTTATTTTTTAAACTGCTTTCCACAGTCCATGCAAACAAAATCAGTCTGTTTTGTATTCTTTCCTAGAAAACCAGCGATAGTACCGACACCACCTGTTAATATAGCGCCACCGATAGCTTTACCAGCAGAGAAATTTTTGTGGTGTTGCCCTAATGGCTGAACGTTGCTACTACCACAATTAGGGCAGAAGAGTTGATTAATCTTATCTTGAGAAAGAACTTTAGTAATAGCACTGCTACTGATTTGATTAATTTCCTTTTTTAAATCAGTAGGAATAATGTGCTTGTGAGCTTTATCGGTATTGAAGAGTTTATTAATATCCTCATAGCAAATAAACTTGTGATCTTGTGTAAAACCCTTGTCATCAAGCAAGCCAATTTTATTTCCACACACAAAACAATTCATTTTCAATTACTCCCTTGAGCTTTTAACGTCGATCACGATTGGACGTAGGTTAATTTTTAAATTTTAAACCACAATTCATACATAAAATGTCAGCTTTATCTGAGCCTTCGCCTAAGAATCCAGCTAGGGCGCCAACGCCACCAACTAAAAGGGCACCACCAACGGCTTTCCCAAGTGAGAAGTCTTTTTTATTATTCCCACCAGTTACTTGTAAATCAGTACTTCCACAAAGAGGACAACAGAAAACACCCTTTTCTTCGTTTTCTTTAGCTAATGACGATTTATTAGCCTTGATATACAACTGTTTGCTAGTAAGATGTGATATTTCATTAATATATTTTGATTTAAGATAGTCACTGCCAAAAAGGCTAGTCCTAGATTTCCTGCCAAAGATTTTGATAGAATCATCGATACAGATTTGTTTTTTATCCCGTGTTTCAAACTTAAACATTTTTTCTTTAAAACTAAACTTTTTTCCGCAAATAAAACATCTATTTTTAGGGAAGGTACTAGGATTGTTAACGTCAAAATTAGTCATGTTCAATTGCTCCCTAATAATTTCAGCTTTTAATGACATCAGTATTTGGTCATGAGAAATTAGCTTACCAATAGGATGGGCTTCTATTTCAAAAGATCGACATATCGTGATGCCCATAGCGGAATACCATATGTCTTTAATAATTGTTCTTTCGTTTCAAATTCAGATAGATCAACATTAGCTAACATAATATTAACCATGAAAAGATTAGCTTCATATTCAGAACCCCAAGTATTAAATTTTAGATTTTGTCTTGAAAGCCATTCAGTGTTATTCCCATGATCACAATAATGGTGTCCTAACTCATGGCCACAAGTATAAGTATCCTCAAATTCACTATTTTGCGATGAAAGTGTGATTAACGGGATACGTCTTATATTTGTATAATGCCCAAGAAAAGCTTTCCCAAGATCTTGATGGCAAACATAGATTCCGTTCTCTTCACAAATTTTCATAGGATTATTTGTACCAGCGTCATATACAACCTCTAACGCTTTTTGCTTTATCCAATCAGCATTACGCATTCACGTTCACCCCTAGTCATCATTCTTTCGATACTTTTTAGGGGTGAATTTCTTTTTCGCAAGAATTTTTGACATACGAATTGCGTTTTCAAGAGAAGCCCGTAATAGTTCAGCGTCTTCTTCGTCAATTTCTTGATCGCCGTTTTTCATATAGGAAAGAGCGTTTTTGTCGCTTAAACCGTTGAACATTTCTTCAAGTGTTTTTTGTACGTCGCGTTCATCTCGCCGAGTAAATTGAGGTGTAGGTGTCCGACCGAGGAGATAATCAGTAGTGACGTTAAAAACAGAAGCCAATTCACTAAGTTCAGAACTTGACAATTTACGAGTTCCTTTTTCAACTTTGTTTAAGGCAGTATTATTCATGTTGATGCGTCGAGCGAGTTCTGCCTGACTCCAATCACGTTCTTCTCGTAGCTTTATTATCTTTTCTCGTAAAATGTCATCGTTCAAAAGGACGACCTCCTTTGCTTGTTGCGTTTTACGCAATAAGTATAGCGCAATTCGCAAATATTTTTAATAGATATTGCTTTTTTTGCAATAAAAACCTTGACTTTGCGAAAATAGCAATGTAAGATAATAATCGTAAATTGATTGCGTTTATCGCAATGCAATGAAAGGAGGCTAATAAATGCCAGGTACTATAAATCTTGATTTAATTAAACAATTACGGTCAAAAAAGGGCTTTACGTATGGTGATATGGCTTCTGCTTTAGGCCTTAAAGAACCGGAAAAATATTATCGTCGTGAACAAGGGAAATATAGATTTCAAGCTACCGAATTACCGCCTTTAGCAAAGAAACTAGGGATACCTATTGAAAAAATTTTTAAATAAAATATTGCGATTATCGAAATGAACTTTACTGAAAAGGAGATGACTCGTGTGAACGAACCACAATTATTTAATTTTCATGGACAACAAGTCCGGACAATGACGCTTAACGATGAACCATATTTTATTGGACGTGATCTTACGGCTATCCTCCAGTATTCAAATGGTCCAAAGGCAATCCGAGATCACGTTGATGCAGATGATAAGCTGACTGAACGAATCGTTCTGGCAGGCCAGCATCGAGAGGTAACACTCATCAATGAATCGGGTCTTTATTCATTGATCCTTGGTAGCAAGTTACCAACCGCCAAAGAATTCAAGCACTGGGTAACAAGTGAAGTGCTACCAGCCATCCGTAAGCATGGTGCCTATATGACACCACAAACGATTGAAAAAGTGCTGCTTAATCCAGATACAATTATCAATCTTGCTACTCAGTTAAAAAGGGAACAAGAGCAACGTAAGCAACTTCAAGCAGAGAACGAGCAGATGAAGCCAAAGGCACTGTTTGCGGACGCGGTTTCTACAAGCAACTCAAGCATTCTAATTGGACAGCTTGCCAAAATCCTTCGCCAAAACGGAGTAAATATTGGGCAAAATAGACTGTTTGCTTGGATGAGAAAGAATGGCTACTTGGGAACAAGAGGAAGTAATCGTAATGTTCCTACTCAGCGCTCAATGGAATTGGGACTATTTAAGACAAAAGAAACAGTTATTAATCATTCTGACGGGCATACAACTGTCAACATTACAACGAAAGTAACTGGCAAAGGACAACAATATTTCATTAACAAGTTCTTAAATGCACCAGTAATTGAAGCTTAGGAGCTGATCAGATGGAGATAATCAACGTAGACAAGGACGGGAACATTATTCCTGACCTTTCAAAGAAGACAATACCAAAAGATTTGAGCGATGTAATCGTTGAAATGATCTACGAAGCACGCTCTAAGGAGGTGAGTTGATGTTAGGACTAGCAATTCCGTGGCTCGTAATTATGGCTTGCTTCTTAATTGGAGCAATCGTCAACGTTATCGAAGGTGAAAAGCTGAATGTGCTGAAAGAAAAGTACAGAAAGAAATACTAGGAGGTAATGATTTTGAGTACGAAGAAACTAAATAAGTTTGTTGATTTATCAAAGAAGTTAGTTAACTTCAAGGATTATTCAGTTGAGGAACAAGAAGAGTTTGTTAGCAATGCGATTGCAATTTATCGCAATAATAATTTAGGAAGTTCAGCAATTACTACTCAAGTTGCTAGATTCTTCTTGTTTCTAGTTGATCCAAGAATGGAGGTTACAGCATGAAAGACGGAATGGAACGAATTAACCAGCTGCTTGATGAGTATGATTTCCCATTAAATGCCATACAAATGGTACGGGAACGCTTAGGTGATTGGTTTATCAGTGGTGGCAAGCCAACTGATGGCTATGTTTGGCAACAAGCACGCTATCTTGAAAACTTAATTCGCTATGGGCTAGCTGAACGAAAGGCGGTGATTGAATGAATGAACCAGCTTTAATTTGTACGGGCTTAACTGCTGCAATGTTAATCTCATTGTTTTACGGGTCTGGATTGTTCCTTGTCTTTGGATTTGTTCTTTTCTGGCAAATTTTAGGGGCGCTCGGTGATCCAGATAACCCAAACAAAAAAGCCACCGGATCCGACACATCCGATGGCAATAAGTAACAAATATAAATATATTACGGGGTCTATTTTATCATGTTTGATCAAAAAATGAAAAAAGCAGAAGGATTTATCCTTCTACAAAATAATCTAATGAACGCAGTATTTGTTAAGCAAGCAATCCCTGTAGGTGATGTTGAAGCACTTACTCGCTATTACAAATCGCAACAAACTTTATCAGAACTATTTAATGAGCAAATGGGGTGGATGTAATGAATAATCAAGTAGCACAACAGCAGAAACCAACTAAGCTAACCGATCTTGTCCTAGATCGTGTTAAACAAATGCAAGACACACAGGACTTATCACTGCCGAAGAATTACAACGCTTCTAATGCGCTTAATGCGGCCTTCCTTGAATTGCAAAAGGTACAAGACCGTAATCATCGACCGGCCTTAGAAGTATGTTCGCATGACTCAATTGTTAAATCCTTGTTAGATATGACACTGCAAGGATTGTCACCAGCGAAAGATCAATGCTATTTCATCGTATACGGCAATGAACTTCAAATGCAACGTAGCTATTTCGGCACTGTTGCAGCAGTTAAGCGACTGGATGGAGTTAAGAAAGTTAGGGCAGAAGTTGTTCATGAAAAAGATGACTTTGAAATTGGCGCTAATGAAGACATGGAACTAGTTGTTAAGAGGTTCGTTCCTAAATTTGAAAATCAAGATAATCAAATCGTTGGAGCCTTCGCCATGATTAAGACTGATGAAGGTACTGACTTTACTGTTATGACCAAGAAAGAGATTGATCAGTCATGGGCACAAACACGTCAAAAGAACAACAAGGTGCAGCAGAATTTTAGTCAAGAAATGGCAAAGCGTACTGTGCTAAATCGTGCCGCTAAGATGTTCATTAATACGTCCGATGATAGTGACTTATTAACTGGTGCCATCAACGACACAACAAGCAACGAATATGACGATGAGCGCCGTGATGTCACACCTGTTGAAGATGAAAAACAAAGTACTGATGAATTGCTAGAAGGATTTCAAAAGTCACAAGAAGCGAAGGCTAAGGGGGTAAGTAATAATGGCAACAGCAACGAAGGCAAAGAAATCAGTGAAGAAGTCGCAGACGGACAAACAGAACTGTTCAACGAGGGAACAATCAAGCCAGCCGATGAAGCTGACAGCTGATAATTACTATAGCCATGAGACCGATTGGCAATACATGAGCGTGTCACTGTTCAAGGACTTTGAGAAGTGCGAAGCTCGTGCATTAGCTAAGCTCAAGGAGGATTGGCAACCCGTTTCTAGCCCTGTTCCTCTTCTTGTTGGTAATTACGTGCATTCTTACTTTGAGAGCGCTAAGAGCCATCAAGACTTTATTGAAGCTAACAAAAAAGAGTTAATGACCCGACCTACTAAAACTAACCCAAACGGCCACCTTAGGGCTGAATTTAAGGGTGCTAACAGTATGATTCAGACATTACAAGCTGATGATATGTTCAATTACTTTTACGCTCCAGGTGACAAAGAAGTTATTGTTACAGGTACGATTGACGGCTACTTGTGGAAAGGCAAGATTGACAGCCTTGTACTTGATAAAGGGTACTTCTGTGACTTAAAGACTGTTGATGACATTCACAAGCGCCATTTTAACACCGATGTAGCAGTGCCAAACTTTATTTATGATCGTGAGTACGATCTTCAGATGGCTATTTATCAAGAATTAATCAAGCAAACATTTGGAGTGGAATGCAATCCATATATCTTTGCAGTTAGCAAGCAGACACCGCCAGATCATGATGCTTTTAAATTTGAAGGTATGACTGATAGGTATGCTATGCAAGATGACATGCGAAAAGTAAAGGAACTACAACCACACTTTTGGAAAGTAATGACTGGTGAAGAAAAACCAGTTGCTTGTGGCAAATGCGAATATTGCCGTGAAACGAAGATGCTAACTGGATTTGTAAACGCAAGTGAAATTGAGGTATAGCGATGGAGCAACCAAGTTACTATTCAATCCTTACTGCTAATGTTCGCTATGATCCTCGTTTAAAGAATCATGCGGATTGCAAGGTACTTTATAGCGAAATAACTGCCCTTAGCAATAAGCAAGGCTATTGTCATGCAACAAATAAATATTTTGCAAAACTCTATGACAGACCAGTTCCTACGATTTCTAAATGGATAAATATTCTAAAAGATTGTGGGTACTTGAAGGTAGTAATGATTAAGGATGGAAAGCAAATTAAAGAAAGACATATATATCCGATTAGTACCCCTATTAATGCAGACGTTAATACCTATTCAGATGAGCGTGAAGGGGGTATTAACAGCAACGTTAAGGGCCCTATTAACGCAGACGTTAAGGAGAATATTACAAGTATTAATAATACAAGTACTAATAAGCTGTTAGCTGATGCACAGCATTCCTTCCAGGAAATCACTACCCTTTGGCAAAATAATTGGGGATTTCCTAATGGGATTGCTCAACAAGATTTAACTGAGTGGAGTAAGGAATTTGGTAATGACCTTGTTTATTACTGTGTTGAGTTTGCTTTGAGACACAATGTAACAGCGAGAGGTGCAGACTCCTACCTTAACAGGAAGCTCAGCGACTATCGAAAACAAGGAATTAAGACCGTACAAGCTGCTATTGAGTCTGATCAACGTCACGAGCAACAAATGAGCCGTGAATATCAGCAAAAGAGTGGCTCACGTAAACGTCAACCAATTAACGAACCAATGCCGGAGTGTTTCAAAAAGCAACAAGAGCAAGAAGAACAGTCTAATAAACGGCACTACGAAAGAATTGATGATAGTGGGGATCCAATGCCACATGACTAAAGAAAAAATGAAAAAGAAATGGGCTTCTACTCGGAAGCTATTAGAAATAACTGATGATGAATACAACGGTGTAACGCAGGAAGATGCTAACTTGCGTTTTGTCAAAATGAAGTTACAAATAGCAGTCTATTACATGCAATTGCTAGATGAGCATGACAGCGAGTATCAAGTCCCGTGGAATAAAGAACAATTCAAATGGGCGCTTAGAAAGCCTGTTGGCGACAAGAAAAAAGAACAGGCCAAAGATTGGTGCCATCAGTGCCGTTTAATACGAGATAAGGCTTGTACGAGTTGGAGTTACGAGGAGGCAAAGACAGCATGAATGCAAATAGTTATATAACAACCGATGAATTGATTTACACGATTAATCATAGCAGAGAAATTGATCGTGGCGATGAAATGGGACCATTTGCCGTTAAACGGGGCAAGTATGTTTATGTTTATCGCACATGGCAGGACGCACGAGACGAAGAGGAGCGTAAGCCGATGTGGCAGATGATGATTCCTGTTAATATCGAAAGCTTATCAGAATTATACGAACGAGAAGACTTAGATGCTGATGATTTAGAAAACAAAGGCTTCTGGCCTCTGATTGAACTCATTAGCAAGTATGCACATACGCCATTAATTTTTCGAGGCACAGTGCTAAGCGATAATGACAAAGAAGAACTGAGGCACCGACTAATGGGCTATTTCAAAGATCATAGTTTCGGTGAGGATTACCGTAACGGACGCTTAGACGCAATGTACGGTGTCATGTGCCAGCTTGGCATGGAAGGCGATTATGACGCAGCTAAAGGCTCGTATAAAGCTATGAAGATTAAGGCAGGTGTTGAGAGTGTTTAAACTCATATTGTTATTAGGTGTTTTCGCCTGTGGCTATGTGATGGGGGTTCATAACCGATGAACCATTTTAGCAAGAAAGTAGAAGTAGACGGCTACAAGTTCGACAGCGAGAAAGAAGCTAATTTCTACCTGCGTTTCGTTAAAACTTGTGGCAAACGGTTTGAAGTTCACAAGAGCTTTGAGCTGATTAGTAAGTTTCCAGTAGGCGGATATAAGCAACGAAGCATAACATATGCTCCTGACTTTGTTGTATATGACGCTGACGGGCCATAGAGCATGTTTACGACGTGAAGAGTGGTATTAATCAACGAGCAGTCGATACGGCGGCTAAGATACGTTTTAAGCTGTTTTCACTAAAGACAGGCTTGCCAGTCGAGGTAGTTGTTCCTCGCAAGAATGACTTCAAGATGAAGCTATACGGCTTCACTACTAATCGTATTCAAGACCCACACGGTCGCTATGACCGACACGGCAACATGAAGCGAAAGAAGAACGGTGAACCGATGTACGACTACTACGATGTTCATAAATCGGTGAACTACGACATAAGAGACACAATCGGGTGGTAAAGCGAGCCATCTACGAAGTGGAGGGAATTAAAAAATGACAGAAGAATTAGTAATCATGCGTGATCGACAAGCAGTGACAACTAGCTTGCAAGTGGCACAGAATTTTGAAAAACGTCATGACCATATTTTGCGTGACATTGACGCTATTAAGAAAGATGTCCCCAATTTTGGGGAGATGTTTATAGAGACCATGGAGTTAGATAGTTACGGACGTGATCGCCGTATCTATTATATGAACCGTGACGGCTTTTCGTTATTAGCGATGGGCTTTACTGGCAAGAAAGCTCTTCAATTCAAGTTGAAGTACATTGATGCTTTCAATCAGATGGAAAAGCAGTTTCAACAGCAGAAGCCGCTTAGCTTACCTGAACAGATCAGCTTGATCGCTAAGGGCTATGAGAGCCTTTCAACAGACGTTGAGGATATTAAAAATCGTATGGGACTACCTGGCAACATGGCTCATTCGTTTTCTAAGAAGCGTAACGCAAAGATTATCAATGTTCTAGGCGGTAAGAAATCCAATGCATATCGTGACAAGAACGTTCGAGCTAAGACCTATCGTGCATTGTTCAGCTCGTATCGTGAGACGTTCGATCAAGACCGATACAACGACTTACCGATGAAAGACTTTGACAAGGCTGTTGATTTTGTCAATAACTGGTATCCACCGTTTGAGTTGCAACAACAGATTCAGATGGCTAATGCACAGCTAGCAATTGTTTAGGAGGCACAAACATGAGATTTGATGAACTTATAGAATCATTAGAAGAAATTAACGATGAAACTCCCCATCATATTTGGGTCACAATAGTTTCACAAGAACCACGCCAATTTGAAATTAAAGCTGATGAAAAGGCCAACCTAGATAAATTACAAAAAATTCAGCAATTACTATGTCAATGGCAACGTTCAGGAGTTAAACGTTATCGCGTACGACTTTTAGGATTCAACTCAAGTCACGGTAAACAGTATCTATCTTGTGAGCATGATATTCATGGCAAAGTATTTGCTTGCGCCCCAAATCATTTCTTAAAGCAAACTTTCACTTGGGATGAATTAAATCAATTGAGAAATGACACAAGATTTAAAGGCATAGCTTATTTTGATCAATTATTGCGGACAGGTATTGAAGAGGTCAAAGACGATGAGTAAAAGATTTGTAATTAAAAACCACGATGTATATGTTGGCGGACAAGTTGGAACTTATGCTGATGATCCATCTAAAATCACTGTTCAATTTTATAGCGATATTAATGATGCCGGTCTTATGGATAGTGAGAAAGTACGAACTGTTTTTGATATCTTAAAAGGTCATTTCAGTGATCTACAAGTGGTATCGGCGCATATCGAAGAGGATAATCAGCAAACAGAGTTGTTTGATCAGGAGGTCAAGGGTGATGAGTAAACGAACTCGTAAGCGACAAATCATGAAAGCAAAATTAATGAGCCTGCCGCCTTATCAAAGAAAGCGATACAAAGCATTAAACATAATTGCTAATGCGATTTGTTCCTGTGGAATATCGATAAATGAGCTATCAAAATCAAAGAAACACCATAGTGTGACGAATCGAAAGAGGTGGAAGTAATGAATACAGCAGCCCAAAAGAATTGCCCGTACTGTCACACTTCAACTGGTAATGATGTAATTGGTGTAATTGATCTAATTGCAACAAACGAAGAAGACCCACTGGCTGGTGATTTAATTTATATCTGGGAAGATAGGCTTCGCTATGAAACAGATACACATAATGTTGCCCGGAGAATTTATTACTGCCCAATGTGCGGTCGATATTTACTGAACGAGGAGGAAGAGTAATGAATAAAAACGATGTAGAAAGTATTTATAAAGATCTTGTTAATTGTTTATGTGATATGCCAGATAACCCGCTTGAAGCTCTTGAAAATTCAAAGGCTGTTGCTCAAGGAGCTTTAGTCCTAGTTAAGCAAATCTTAGAAAATGGTTTAGTGGAGGAGAAATAATTATGAATGTTGAAGAAATGATAAAAGATTCTGGATTAGAGCCAAAAACGTTGAATAAGGTTATTAAAAAATTTCAAAAAGCCGGCAAAGAATATAACGGAATTCAATGCGCGGTTGCAATGACGATACTACTTAGACTTCTTGTACAAAATGATTCTCAACGTCAAATGGTTAACGCTATTGCAAATGAATATGACATCAGTACGGAGGAAGAATAATGAAAAAAGAAGAGTATGATAAAAAGCTTACTGAATTACGCAAGAAGCAGGCTGAACTAGACGAAGTTTACTATGACGAATCAGATCCGTGTGCATTTGATGGTGGGTGCATCATGGAGCTTCACCAATTAGCTGATGAAGCTTTAGCACTGGCTTCTGGGCAAATTCTTAATGAGGGTGATATTTAATGTTAAAAAATGAATTACAAGAGAAACTTACTAAATTAGATTCACATTTGAGCTGTGAAATTATTACAAAAGACAATACAAAGGCCGAATTAAATGGTGACTTTGTGCAATTACAGCAACAATCTGCCGGTGATGTCATAGTTAAATATGATGGTGAAACTGTGCTATCTATGATTGAAGTTGACGGAACCCCCGCAATTAAATTAGAAGTTGGTTACGTAGATAAGCCTAATTCAAAGATGTTCGCTAACTTAATTGAGCTATGTGGAAGTTATCTTCCTGATAATGAGGAGGAAGAATAATGCTACATAAATACAGAAAGACAGCCTTAATCGAAGCTGAACGGTTCGATGGTTCTGATGAAATGATGAATAAATATTGTATTACTGATGATGGCTGGGGAGAAACGTTCACTTTTCGGAAAGATAATAATTGTCTACCGCTAAAGCGTGGCTGGTGGATTATTAATCTTGGGAAGATTACCGTATTTGATTATACATTCACTGATTGGAAAACAATGAGTGATGAAAAATTTCGTAAAACTTATGAGAGGTGCGACTGATGAAAGAATTATCTTTGAAAACACCATCGAAAGCAGAATTAATTGAGGTAATCCATACGGTAGCTACTCGTGGCAAAGGTGTTCATGGTGACCCAATCCGCAATGTAGATCAATACTGGAGCAAAGACGGCAAATTACTTGCTGAAAAGGATATTATTCGTGATATGGAGGTAACACATGGCAAGCAAAGTTAAGAACGCATGGGGACTTTTAGTTGCTGTTATTGTGCTGATGTTCTGTGCCTGTATTTGTGGGCTAGTACTTGGCGGATTAGTTTCAGCAAATCTTCTTTTGTGGCACTGGATAATTAGCATGTTGTAAACAAAAAAAGCGTCCTCGCTATGGAGAACGCCCTCTTATGAAATAAAGCAAAATACCAAAAATTATTATATCATAAGGGGAGTAGGGCAGTGAACAAAGTATTTGAAAAGTATGACCGCAAAAAATCATGTGACAAAGCCCAAGCTTGGCTAGAGGAATATTGGTACTGGAGGGATGAAGCACAGAAAAAGAAAATCACCTTAGGATCACCTAGTTTTGATGGGCAACCTAAAGCAAGGACATATGATCCTGACAGAAGAATTGTTGACTGGACGAATGCACAGAATGAATGGAAGCGTCGCGAGCTTGTGATTAAGTATATTGCTTCTAAGGGGGACGAACACGAGCTATATGCACTTATACTTGATAATCGCTTTGTTCATTACCATCGTTCAGTAACACAAGTAAGGATGGACTTAAACATCGCTGAAAGGACATTCAATCGAATGCAAGAAAAAGCATTGTGGGAAGCAGCAAGGATAATTCCGGCTGATGTTCTCGTCGAAAAGTAAAGTGGCGGTGTTTTGGCGGTAAAATGGCGGTACTTTGGCGTGATTTTCAAGAAAAACAGCCTTATTATGATATTGTCGAATGATTACGAAAACGACTTTACTTTTCAAATAACGTGCCCGAGCAAGCCTTTAACTGCTCTACGTATTTTCAAGACTCATTACTATACTCACAATAGGGATCTCTTGTTAAGCGTAGGAAAGTGTGGAATCCGGTAACCAAGCCGACGAGATGGTGGCAGATGACCATAATCCACATTGAGACTATCACTTTATTTTCTAATAAACGCACCAATACTTATATTATTTCAATGCTACTCTGATAGTCTCGTAGCAACCGTGCTGTATCAGCAAAAGAGTCCGTAATCTAACTCAGCGGCTAAAGGATTACCGTATGAAGGGACAGCAATACCGTTACAGGAGTAGGCGGAAAACTACGACCGGGTGCGGTGATTGCGTGGTCCTGATTATGCGAATATGCAAATTAGATGCCAAGTATCCTGGAGTGGTCCAATACTCGTGGGGGCAGTTCCCGATATTCGCATTGCAGTGCTTACGAGTCGCACTGCTTGCTGAGATCCAAGATGGGCACACAAACCGGTCTCGTGTGGCAAAAGTGTGGTTTGAATCCACCTCTCGGCTTTTATCACGGCAAATTTAACTATGATAGGAGATGGAAGCTCCTCTTTCGTAATTACATAGTACTTTTTTTGTCACACGCCGTGATATTTATGCTGATAAAGGTAGGGCTGAACACCCTAATGGCACGGTTCGATTCCGTCCATCAGCATTGTCCGCAATGACGTTAAACTAATTCCAATACTTATTTTTTCAGAACAGGTAGCCAATTGCATTGAACGCCTGTTCTTTTTTGATATAATGATAGGAAAAATAAGTATCGGAGCAAAATGATGAAATTTAATTTTTATAATGTATTTATTACAAAACGTATTAAAGATGGTAAGAATGAAAAATACGAATTAACAGATCAATCTTTTATAAAATTAGTTGAACATGTTGAGAATCAAACGGCAAAGCACAAAACTCAGAAGATTTCTGGAAAATATTATTCTATGCCTCGTTTTACGTCAATTAGTAATTCAGAATGTATATTTTGGATTGGCAAATTTCTTGATGATAAACCTTTTGAGTCTTCGATAGGTACAAATGAGATTAAACAAATTGAAGGTGATGCTTATCAGCCAGTTATTTGCTTTTATGATGAAGCAAACAAAATGTTAATGGTACAAAGTTCTGTGATAGGACCCAGAGATAGTAAAATAGAAGACTTTTTTGCAAATTACTTAAAAAACGATGAAAATTATGGTATTAAATTAATTCGTCAAAAATCTCAAATAGGTTTAAGTATGATTAATAGTCAAACCGAGGTTACAAATGTTAGTTTGGAATTAAAAGTTAGGGATTTAGATGTAAAAAAGTTATTTTCAAAAAATGGAAAAGATAATAGTGATAATTTGTTAGGTAGTGCTATTAAGAAGAATGTAGAACTGGCCCAAAATAGCGATATACCTATTATTGGTATTTCACTAAAAAAAGGAAGATATAAAGGAAATTTGAATCACAATATTATTTCGTTAATTCAATTAATGAATAACGATGATGTTTCATTATTAAATGGAAAAGTGGATGTAAAATTTCCTAATGGTGAGAAAAAGAGAATAGACCTTAAGGAAAGTCAATACTTAACTTTTGAAAAAGATTTTGGTGATTTTACTGGTTACGACGTTTTGATGAATGGATTAAAAGAATTAAACGAGAATAGAGAGATACCAAATGAAGCAAAATCTTATCTTACTAAGCACTTACTAAATGATTATCATTCTTGTAATGATAATATTGAATTTCTTCAAATACCAAGGTGTGGATATTGTGAACAAAAAGGAGAATGATTATGTCGTCCGACTTTATAAGAAAATTAGATTATTTTTTACGTAAAATAATGATTAAATCAACAATTATTATTGCAACAATCGTTTCAATTATTTTCTTTTTCGTTAATAATAAAGCTTTAATAACGTTTGCTGAATATTTGGAAAAAGGAAATGATTCTATAAACACAATGGCTAGTATTTTTACAGGTATTTATTTTTCTTTATGTACCCTAATGCTTTCATTGCCAGCCTTTTCTAGAATTAAACAATTAGGAAAGAAAAACTATCATTCCCTGTTGAAAATATTATTATTTGGATTATTATGGTCTATTTCATATAGCCTGTGGCAAATAGTTTTGGCTTTTAGTAATAATGAATTTTTATTAATTATTAATTATTTACTAATGCTAGGCTTTATTTTAAGTGTTTTGCAATCTACTTTATATTTTTCAATAATCTTAAGCCAAGATTTAATGAATTCATATGAAGCAGGTGATGAAATGTCGCATGATATACAAACAATTAAACGAATGTTAGAAGAAATGGAACGTAAAGAAGAAATCAAAAGAAAATAATTTTAGTCAGCTTAACGGCTGGCTTTTTTGTTTGGATAAAAAAGAAGGCGATCACGCCTTCAAAGAATGTTACTTGTCAAATTTATCTTTCAGATTGTCAACAGCATCTTTAGCCGTATCTTTGGCATCAGCTAACTTATCCTTAGCCTTGCCAACTAAGCCTTCAGCCTTGCCCTGGGATTCACGGATTTTGTCACCGGTTGCTTTGCCTTCAACTTCCTTGGCCTTGCCGCTAACTTTATCTTTGGCGTTCTTAGCTTTGTCTTCTAAACTCATTTTGCAGCCTCCTGATAAAAATAATTGTGAAACGTAATTGTTCGAGTAAAAAGGGTCACTGTTTTCCGCCAGCGACCTAAAGGTTATTAACTGGATAACCCTTGAACACCTATAGAATAAATTGGTCTTAATTGAAAGTCAACCAAAACGGCATGTTATGTATTAATTTCAAACCCATCGAAATCGACTAGTTTAAAAACGGAGATGTGGTGGTGTGTAATGAAACGAAAGTTAACGCCAAAACAGCGTAAATTTGCTAATGAATTCATTAAAACTAACAACGCTTATCAATCGGCTATAAGCGCAGGCTACTCTAAGGCTTATGCAAAGAATGCTGGATAGCGCTAGCCAAGGCGTTTCACGACTTAGCGGTACAAACAAGCCGAAAAAGAGAAGAACAAGAAGTTAAAGAAGCTCTTCAAAGTTCAATCGATAAAAGAAAAAAGAGCATGATGAATTTCATAAGTTTGTGAGGTCGTTATAATGTTTCAGACTAAGCGATTTGGTTTAGTGGCTAGTAAGCAAGAGTACTTGATGTTATGTCATGCTGAACGCACACTCAAACATAAGAAAAAGCCGACAGGTAAACGCTTGTTGGCTTTTAAAGTACATAAAAATATTAAACACTAAGTTTTTCTTTTAGCGCAGTCGTCATTACTTCGCTAAAGTTAATACCATTTTCTTTACCTAATTCATTTAAGTAATTAGGTATGGTGATAGTCTTCTTAATTACTTTGTTATCATGTTTGCGCTTGTATTCTGAAACGTTAATGGTAACAAGAGTAACGGTTGCACCATCTTTAGCTTGAGGTAATTTGGTATTTGATTCAGGTAACTTATCTTCAAGGGAATAAGTACCGATGTAGTCTTTTGCCATTTCCATTGCATCTGCAATTGACTTACCTTCAGTCATTCCGTCAATATCTGGAATTTCGACAAAGTAAGGGTAGTCGCTGTTATCGTCTTTAGTAATGATAATTGGAAATACTTTAATGTCGTCCATAGTGATCCTCCTTAATTTTGGTACACAAAAGCTCGGCTCAACTAAGAGCCTTACTTTTGTTACTTTAGGTTGAATTTCTTTATCAAAGCGTTATAGAGTTTATCGCTGAACTTCGGGTGACGTGGTAGTTGGGTTTTAATCTTCCCGTTTGACCAGATATCATGATTGCCACCGTGTCTAACGAAGTACCAGCCATTATCTTTGAATTTCTTTTCAACCTTGCGACGTTGTACCAAATGTTTCACTTCCCTTCAACGCTTATTATAATACACGTATTAAATACGTGTGTCAATAGAACTATACATGTTTAGTACGTATTTTTTAGAAAGGTGGTGTGGTGATATGCCATGAAAAAATTGGACAAAACTGGACAATCTGGCCCTTTTTATCAATTGGATAAACGTCGTAGAAAAGCTGTTAGATTGCTGTTTGAAGACGAATTAACGGACGAACAAATTGCTAAAGCTGTCCAACGGCGTAGATCCACACTAGATAATTGGAAAAACGATGAATTGTTTAAGGCGGCTCAACAACAATATAACCATTTGGTCGTCAAAAGAAGCTTTGAAAGCAGGGCATTAAAGAAACTTGTTGATTTGCTAGAAGCTAAGTCGGAGATGGTTCAGCTTCAAGCTGCCAACTCAATTTTGAAGCTTTCTGGTATGTTATCAGATAACAGCACACCAGAATTGGATCAAGCCCGCATTAGGAAAGCCAATGCTGAAGCTGATATTGCTGAACAAAAGGTAAAATTACTAAAGAACGATAATACTGGTATTACTAAGATTGTATTCAGTGATGACCTAAAGCCAGATAAAGAGGACGACAGCAAACAGAAAGGAAGTGAAGACAATGGAGCAAACGCTAAGCCTAAGTAAGATTGTGGGCGGTGGCTATTATGATTTTTGGCACGATAAGCACTTTTACCGTGTTGTGAAGGGCTCACGTGCTAGCAAGAAGAGTAAAACAACAGCGCTCAACATGATTTACCGGCTGATGAAATATCCCTGGTCTAACTTGCTTGTTGTACGTCGTTACTCAAATACTAATCGTCAGTCAACCTATGCAGATCTCGTGTGGGCTATCCATCGTTTTCATGCTGAACATCTTTTCAAATGCAATCCGTCAATGCCGGAAATAGTCTACAAGCCAACAGGACAGCGGATTATTTTTCGTGGTCTTGATAAGGCTTTGAAACTTACTTCAATTACTGTTACGCACGGGTATTTATGCTTTTGTTGGCTCGAGGAGGCATTTGAGGTGGAAAGCGAAGATAAGCTTGAAACCCTAGCCGAATCTATTCGTGGAAAAATGGACGCGTCAGACGCCTTTAAGCAAATTACCATCAGCTTCAATCCATGGAACAAAAACCATTGGTTAAAGCGAACGTTCTTTGATCCCGAGACACGCAAAGATGATGTATTTACTCAAACAACCACTTTCAGATGTAATGAGTGGCTCGATGAACAAGATAGGCAACGCTACTTGGATTTGTATAAGACCAATCCTCGGCGTGCTAAGGTGGCAGCAGATGGTGACTGGGGAGTAAGTGAGGGCTTAGTCTTTGAAGATAACGTTGAACGTGTTGAATTTGACCCACAAGAAAAGCTGACCGAATGCGGACACGCTGGATTTGGGCTTGACTATGGTTTCGGTGGTGACCCTAACGCATTTGTGGCGTTAGCAATCGATCCGAAGAGTAAGAATATCTGGATATACGATGAGATGTATACGTATCACCAGACGACACCACACATTGCTGAATGGCTCAAAAAGAACGGCTATCAGCATGCAAATATCTATGCTGATTCTGCTTCACCAGAGCGCACACAACAGCTTTTAGACTTGGATATAGATAATATTCAATCTGTTGTTAAAACGCCAATAGAGGCTGGAATAGATCAATTGTGGCAATACAAAATCCACGTTCACCCAAAGTGCAAAAATATTTGGAATGAGTTCAACAATTATGTATTTGATACTGACAACATCGGAAATACGCTCAATCGTCCGAAAGATGAAAATAATCACGCAATGGACGCTTTGAGGTATGCAGTACGTCAATATATGGATATGTATGATGGCTCGATGGGTGTTGATTGGGGTAATCAGTATCACATCGCTAGAGAAATGGGGCTTGATATTTAATGCAAAACACAATTCCACAACAACATCGCTTTGATTTGGAAGCTAACCGAGAATATCAAGTTCCGGTTAGCTATTTTAATACGATTAAAGATTATCCAATGCAACTTTACGAAACAGCTTATAAGTTCATTCGTCACCACATTGATAGGGAAGTACCACGATTAAAAGAGCTTATGCGCTATTACTATGCTGATACGAAGATTAAGAAGTGGGCCGGTTCACCCAATCCGGATAATGCGCATAATCGAGTGTCAACAGGATTTGCACGTTATATTACTAACATTCGTGTGGGCTACTTCATGGGTAACGATATTCAATACAAGATTGCAACTGATGATGACAGCATGAAGTCATTATCCGAACGGCTTGATGACTTGCTCACTCATTACAACGACAATGCAAACACGCCTTACATTGATGAAATGCTTAAAAAGGATTTATCTATCATGGGTCGTGCTTATGATCTTGTCTACGTTAACGAAGGTGAAACAACGTTAAACTTAGCAAAGATTGACCCGACAACGTGTTTTGTTGTTTATGATGATTCAATCAAGGCTAAGCCACTGTTTGCTGTTCGTTATTACCAGACAGGCGTTTTAGATGAGCTACTACGTGAGAATTACGAGATTTACACTGACTCGATGGTCTATCGCTATCATTCAGATGGTGGATTGCCTGAGACTAACTCGCCAGTTAATAACGTTGTATTTGACGGTCAAGAGCCTTTGTTCTTTGAACGTGTTCCGTTGACAGAATACAAGAACAATGAAGAGCGTTTAGGCGACTGGGAGCCTGAAATTGACCAGATGGACGCCTTAGACAAGGCAATATCCACGATGGCAAACTTTCAGGAAGACTTTAACGATGCAGCAATGGTGGCAACCGGTCGCTTTGCTAATAAGACTGATCCGATCTATGCAAAAGATAAACAAGGCAACGTTCAAATAGGAAAAGATGGCAAGCCGATTGTGTTGGTGCCACCTAGACCGATCATTGATCCTAAACATCACATGTTTTACCTGGAGCCTTACATTGCACGTACTGGATTAAGCGAAGGGCAACGTACAGTCGTAACTCCTACGCTTCAATACATTACCAAGCAATATGATTCCGCCGGTTGGTCTACTTACACTAATTTTTTGATTAATGAAATTCATAAGTATACCAACACACCGAACGTCAACGATCCTAACTTCGCTTCTAATGCGTCCGGTGTCGCAATGAGTTACAAGTTGTGGGGAAGTGATCAAGAGCGCAAAGTACAAGAAGCGTTGTATAAGCGTGGATTACGCTCTCGCGTTAGCTCATGTATCGCTTACTGGAATAAGATTAACGCTTTGCCAGGTGAAAATGATGTGTCTGTTGTTGCTGATATGGTCAAGCCTAACTTTGACCCTAACTTGCCGAAGAATGATCAAGAAACCGCTCAATTGATTCAAACGTTAGCAGGTATTCCGGGACTCGAAAGTATGAAGTCCTTGCGAGAAATCGCTCAAAAGATTACTAATGTGCCGGCTGATGATGAAAAACAGCGAATTGATGATGAAAAGCAAGAGGAACTCAAAGAAGAGGACGACTTTAAGCAAGGACGCACTGGAATTGGCAATATCTTTGCTACTGGTGAACCGGCAGAAGTTGAAAACAAGCCCAAAGGTGATAACTAATGACTGATAAAGAATGGTTCGATCAGTTAGATAAGATATTTAATCCAAATAGTCCAAGCGTTGTTGCTTTACGCGATGCGGTAGAACATGCAGAGCATAAGCAAGAGGTTACTTTTGATCACTTCTTTAATAACGGTTTGAAATGGAATGACAAGGCAGACCCGGCAGATGTTAAAGCGGTGTTCGATGCTTTACGTGAGTTGCGCAATATAGCTCACACACCACAGCAAAAAGCCGTTGTTGGCGCTTTGCTGAACAATCTACCGTATAAGACCAATCTGGACGTAGCAAAGCTTACAAGCCGAATTAATATCGCTATGCTTGGTCTTGACGTTGCTAAGAAGCTGCAAATGGAACAAACGGAAATTGTTAATAAAGTGACTGAATTAACTGGTAAACAACACGGCGGATATAATACGCAACTGAGACGCCGTGCCTTGCTCCGTGTCGCCACACAAACGGGTAATGATACAGATACATTGCCACTCATCTTTAAGCACGCACAACGCCTCTCAATGGATTTAGACAAGGTGATTGATTTTCAAGTTAAAAATCACATGAACCCTAATTCGTTAAAAAAGGCAGCTAAAGAAGCATTGGAAGGTGACAAGCAGTGGAATTACAACTCGGATAAATGGCGGTCAACGGTGCAGAAACGATACATGCATACGAAAGCGAACCTTGAACGGATATTTGTTACTGAGGCTAAGGCGACTCAAATGAAAGCAACCGCAAAAAGCCTGAAAAACAACGGCTATAAATACGTTAAAGTGGTGAGCCGTCACAGCACGAACGTATGTAAATACTGCGAGGGTATGGACGGGACAAAAGTTAAGATCGACAGTATTGTAGTTGGTATTAACGTGCCACCGTTTCACCCACGTTGTGCATGTAACATCATTCCTGCTGAAACACCAGTTAAGGAAGCATTAGAAGATTTAGGATTATAGCGACTATTCAAACGGATAGCCGCTTTTATTATGCCTTCAAACGTGCTGACAGGCGTTAAAGAGCGGACGGGTTCCCTCGACGGAGGTTAAACGGAATAAGCCGACGGGCGTAAAACGGAGGTATTGATAATGGAAAACGAAAATGAAGTTCAAACTCAACAGCCTGTACAAGAACAGGACAATCAGCCAACTCGAAATGAGGGGCAAGAAGAGAAGCCTAAAGTAGAGTTCACACCTGAACAGCAAGAAGCTATTAGCTCTTTAATTGCTGAAAAGATTGCAAAAGAGCGGGCTAAGTCTAATGCAAAAATACAAGCGAATAGTCAAAAGGCTGAGCAAGAAAAGCGAGATGCAATTCAAAAGGCTATTGCACGTACTAAGATGTCTGCTGAAGAACGGGCCAAAGCGGAGCAAAAAGACCGTGAAGACGAGTTCAACCGTAAACAGCAAGACTTAGACCGCCAATTACGGGAAGTGAAAACTAAGTCAACGTTGATCGATAAGGGTATTACTACTGATCTGTTGCCGCTCGTTATGGGTGCTGATGATGATGAAACTTCACAACGTTTGGATTTATTAGATCGATACGTTCAAAAGAAAGTACAAGAAGCCACCGAAAAGCTTATGCGAGGTAAACAAAATCCAACTAATGGCAACGGTGGCTCTAATGTTTCTCTTAGTGATAATCCTTGGTCTGCACAATCATTCAATATCACTAAGCAACAAGAGATTTTTAATCAAGACCCAGAAAAAGCCCGGCAAATGATTGCACAAGCGCAACCTAAGCAGGGCTTTTATGTTGGAAAAATAAATTAAGGAGTGAATAGTAAATGGCTGATATTCAAAAAGCTACACAATTAGCAAATATGCAAATCCCTGAAGGTTGGGCGGCATATCAAGCTCAACAATCAGTAGAACAAGACCAATTCTTTCAATCTGGCGTAATCCAAGCGGTACCTAGTATTGCTTCTGCTTTTACTGGCGGTGGTAAGTTGGTAAACATTCCAATGTTCAAGCCTCTTGAAGACGTAGCGCCACAAAATATTGATGATACCAAGGACATTACGCTCAATACAATTGGTACTCAATTAGCACAAGCCCGGCTTTATGGTTTCTTACAAGCTTGGAGTGCTACTGACCTTTCCGGTGAATTATCTGGAACTGATCCACTTGGCAACATTGGTACTTCTGTTCAAACTTATTGGCGTCATATTAACGAAAAGATTCTTTTAGGTACTATGGATGGTGTTTATGCCTCAGACAGCATGAAAGACAAGAATCAATTTAATGCTGCCGATAATCGTCGTAGTGATAACACATTCTCACTTAAAAACTTTAACGAAGCACGTTTCCAATTAGGTGATCGTTACCGTGATCTTGCGACTGTTGTAGTTCACTCAAATATCTTGAAAGAATTACAAAATGCTAACATCACTGATCCAAAGACTGGTAACACTATCTTAATCAACGGTAATCAATTACCAACTCAAATTTCAGCTCCAAACCCTGGTGACTCTATTAAGGGTGTACGAGTAATCGTTGATGACACAATGCCTGTAAAAGATGGTGTATATACTAGCTACTTGTTTGCTTCTGGTGCATTTGGCTGGTCTGAATTGCCAACTCCACGTGCTGCCGAAACAGGTCGTGACGCATTACGCTTCCAAGGTGTTGACTACCTTATTAGTCGTCGTCGTTTTGTATTAGCTCCACAAGGTATGAGCTGGAATGAATCAGCATTCGCGGCAGACAATCCTAATAAGCCATTCCCTGGTATGGAAGACTTAGCAAATGGTAAATACTGGAATCGAGTATTCGATCCTAAGATTATGCCTTACGTTAAGTTCACAACCACTGACGAAGCCATTAAGCAAGCCACTACATCGACTCTAACGCCTGGTAAGTAATGAGGTGATTAAATGGCTGAATTAGACGCAACAAACGATATTCAGCGTATGCAAACCTTGTTAGGAGTCGAGTTAGACGATGCTGATAAAGGACGCGTTGAAGCTTATATCGTGCAGGCTAAGCAAGCCATTATGGTTTATATCCGCAAGTATCTTGATGACGACAATTTCCCTACTGAGTTAAATTACTTAGTCGATCAGTTGACATTAGAAAAGTACAACAAGTTTCATAACGAGGGTATGAATAGCATTTCAGAAGAAGGGCTATCAATGACTTTTAACTCTAATGACTTAAAAGACTATTTACCCGACATTGAAGCTTGGATTGATTCGACTGGTAAGGGTGATTTAACCGGGAATGCGATTGGGTGGTTCTAATGCGATACGATCAGACAGTTTATTTGATTACTGAAACAGCTAATGATAGTGATGACCTCAATTTTGAGGGAGAAACAGAAGCAATCAGAACAAAAGCCAATGTAAAGCGAACTAACTTAACGTTGGCTAATGGTGAGATGTATGATGCCACGATTGTACGAGTCTTCGGCGAATGGTCGGCAGACAAGATTGGGCTTGCTGACTACGATCAGCAAACTGGCAAAGGCGCTAGGAAGGTTCAAAAAGTCGGGCGACACTTCAATCGTACTGATTTCTACATCGTTAACAGTGAGGTGATCTTCAATGCCAAATGATAGCTACGAGAACTTACCACGTGTTAATTTCTCGGTTAATACTAGCGACTTTGAGCGTGCAAGAGCAGTCGCCCAAACTCTAGCAAGAATGGGAATGCCCGAAGCGATGGACGAGTTCAATCGTGAATATGCTAGGGCAAAAGCGGCTAGTAAAATCTTTATTCGCAATGCGGCTGCTGAAGAAGTAGACGAAGCGCAAAAGATCGAAAGTCAAAAGGTAGGTCACAGCAAAAGCGGTTATGTACCTACTGGGACGCTTCAAGGCAGTATCACGCCCCAATTTAGCGAAGATGGTATGAAAGTTAGCGTCGTGCCCCTTGCGACTGCTGAGGACGCTGAAAAAGCCCGTAAGCAGATCAAACAAGGGGAGAAAAAGATACGCAAAGTAAATAAGCCTTCAAAAAACGAAGATGCGTATTACTACGGTACAGCGGTGGAGTTTGGTAAAGGGAGAAACCCTAAAGAGCCGTTCATGAAACCAAGTGGCGAAAAGGTAGCCGCTCACCTTGAGAAAAAGTTTGAAGATACAATGCGACAAGCATTAGAGTAGGAGGCAATATGGGGCCAGAAGCAGACCTAATTGTGCAGGTCAAAAAGGCTCTTCACCAGGTAAGAGCCCCCGTTTATTATGACGGGCAAAAACACGATGCTAAATATCCGCAAGTGATTATTGATTTAAGCAATATTCAAAATGAACCACGCTCCTATAAGGGGATCGAGGAAACTAAACTTACCATTTCTGTGGATGTTTACAGCAAAATAGAAAGGCTTGACATACTGCTAGATATTAGCAATCAAGTCAGAAACATTATGCAACAAGTAAAGTGCACACACTGGAGATCGAAATTTGACGATTACAGCGTGCGCATTTTCGTTGACGAATCATATCAAGGAGAGTCGCTCAAAAGGGCGGCTTTTTTGTTTGACTTTATTACTTACGGAATAGCAATCAAGAAAGGAAGTAATTAATTATGGCAGGATTTACAGCGAGTGACGCTAATATCGATCCAAATTCTATGAGCTTGGCGGACAAGATTGTCTACGGATGTATGTTCGAGTGGGATAAGTCAGAAGATAAGATTCACCTTTTAGGACTTCAAGCTGCTACTTCGACTACTGATAACTTGGCAACAAGCGCAGTTAACTTGAAAGGTGGATCAGTACACGCTCCAGGGGCTACAACTGAAACTTTTGTTGTTGATAGCTACTGGCGCAAGAGTGATAACTATATCCAACGCAGTTTACGGCGTTGTGTTCATGAAAAAGTACGTTTAGGGATTTTTCGTTTCGACTTTAATCGAATGAGGAAAGACCCTAAAGATCCAACTAAATTTATTGTTCCCGGTTTGTTTGGAAAGGCATATCCAAACGGGGTGCCACAAACAGAAGCCGTTAATAACCTTCTTCACTCAAACATCACTTATAACATTGATGGTGAAACTCAAGAAGGTGTGACTGGTCAAGATGAAATGGAACCAGCACTTTATCAGATTGGATTAAAGCTCTACACATACGCTCATAATACCGATATGGGTGGCACTATGGACCCTATCGCTGATCCAATGGACGTTTATTCACAAAGCAACGGTGGTTCAACAGTATCAGCACAACCTAAGTAATTTCAGGAGGAATTAAATCATGCAAGCATTAACAGTTCAAGTAAACCCACAAGCACAACCCGCAGTATTCACTCCAAAGCTAAACTATGGCTTTTATTTACAAACACGAGACGATAAGTCACTAGCAAAGAACGGTCAAGACGGTTTTTCGGCATTAGTTAACGGTCTGCTCGATGAAAATGTCGATATGATTATCGCTGCTTATCATCATTCTTTTGCATGGTACAATCGTTCTCAACCATCAGCAACAGCCGTTGAAGAAGCACTTGAAACGGCGATGTTTAACGATGAGAAGGCTACCGATGAAGCTTTTGACGATATTCTTAAGTCATTGCAAGCTAATGATTTTTTAGCCCGGAAGTTAAACGAGTTTATCAAGAGCAACGACAAGCTTACGGCCACGATGAAGAAACATATCGAAACCATGACGGACGAGGACAAGAAGGACCAAATGGAAATCGGTATGACTCAAATCGACGACTCAACAACGAAGCTTCAACAGTTGATGACGTCGCAAGAATCATCGCCGAAGCAAGACGAATCGGACTCACACCTACTGAACTAAAAGAATTAACACCGAAGGAGTTTAAAGCGGTCCAGCGAGGCTACCAACTCCATTTAGTTGATCAAAGAGACTTAACTTTATTTGCTAAGACGGTACCACAACAGACTGTGCCAATCGAACTTCAACAATCAATAGCCGACTTGATTAAACAGTTACAAGAACGTAATCAAGCTATCGGTAAAGGTATTGCTGAGGGACGAGATGAACAGCCACAGGTACCGAAGAAAACTATTGCAAGTCAATTGCTAATGGAAATGCTGGGAGGAGGGTAGTTCATGAGTAGTCCAGTTGTTACAAAAGAATTCTGGTGGAAATTTCGGGATGGAATTACACAGGAAGTTGCTAAAGCCCGGCAAACTATCCAGCAAGGAGCTAATGAAGTTAGAGAAGAAGGCTCAAAGGTTGCTAATACTGGCGAAGACTGGAAAAAGATGGGGAACGATGCAAAAGAGGCTGCTCAAGAGACTTCCCAATCCTTGGATAGCATGAAAGAAAAGTTGTTGTCTTATCAGCATGCTGCTACTGATGCTTCTAAGAATATTCGCGAACAGTTTAACGAAAGTAAACAAGTTCTAAACGGTATTCCTAAGCAGAAAACAGTTAGTGTAAAAGCTCAAATTGACAGTAATAAGCTGAAATCATTTGAAGAGCAACTCCAGGGATTGCCTCCTCATAAGCAAATTCTTCTTAATCTTAAAGGGAATTACTATGCTCAACTTGAAAATGCTAAAAAGAAAGCCGATGAGACCAAACATTCATTTTCTGATCTAAAGGGAACGATGGCAGGCACTTTTCTCGGCGGCGCTGCACTTGGTGGTATCTATGCTATTGGCAATGGCTTAAAAGAAGCTGCTGCCGCTGGTATGGAATTTAACACTGAGCAGCAGAAGATGAATCAAACGTGGCTGACTTTAACTGATAGTAAACGAGCCGCTCAAGGTATGGTAGATACTATCAATGAATTATCCGTTAAGACTGGTCAATCACGAGATCTTGTAAATGAATTGGAACAAGGATTCTATCACTTGCATTCAAGCAAAGAAGAATCAGATGCAATGACTAAATCCATGCTGAACATGGGTGATGCTGTCGGGTTGACTTCTGATCAAATGAAGCAAGTTGAGCAGGATATGGTTCACGGCCTTGCTACTGGTAAAGTTACACAGGGCGAGCTTAATCAAATTGGTATGTACTTCCCTATGATTGATGAAGCGATGGCTAAGCATTTCCATACCTCAGTTAAAGGAATGCGGGAAATGGCTCACGCTGGAAAAATCAGTGGGAAAGACCTTGAAGAAGTCTTTGAACAGCTTGGATCGGGCAAGTATGAGAAAGCTGCCGATAACATGATGCAATCCATGTGGGGTATGGAACGGACGATTAAATCGCAAGCTCCAGCCTTGATTGGTGCATTTGAGAAGCCACTTTTTAATGCTAAGAATCCGTTCTACGAGGCCGTTTCTAAGTGGGCACTTGACCCAGCAACTCAAAAGGGCTTTGAAAATGCCGGTAAGGTGCTATCTGATATTTTCAATGGTGCAATTACTGGTGTAGCTGATGTTATTAAGCCGTTTCAGGGACTTAACAAAGTAGTAGGTGCCTTTATAGGTCAGTTTGCCAGTGGCGCATGGAAAGGGATCAAAGAATCATTTGAAGTAATGGGAGCTGCGATTAATGCGGTTGGAAAAATAATTGAGTTTATTCTCACACCTATTAATATTCTTTCTAAACATCTGAGCGGATTAGGTGCTGCTAAGAAACCCATTCAAGGTCTAGGCGCTGCTTTTGGTGCTGTTATGGGTCCCTTAATTGCGTTGCGTGGGGCTGTAGCTGCATATAATACAGTGCTTTATGCTCATATAGCAGTTACTAAGATGGCTACTAAAGTGAGCGAATTTTTCGGAAAAGTTAATAAAGCTTCAGCGGCAACTATGATAGCTGAACACCCTATTATTGCAGGCATAACCGTTGCAGTTATTGCAATAGCAGCAGCTTTTAAGCTTGCCTACGATCATTCAACTCGTTTCCGTAATGCTGTTAATCGAATGGCACAAATCATGAAAGATTTATTCCATGGGAAAATCGGCTTACGAGAAGCATTCAAACGAGAATTTGATGAAATTAAGTCTGATTTCAGTAAATTCCTAAAAGTATTGGGTGGTAATAGCAAACTAGCACCATATATTAATAAGCTTACTGTTGATCTTAAAAAGCTATGGGCACAAGTAAAACCATTGCTAAAAGAAGCTTTATCAGATGTAACTAAGCTTTGGAAAGCTTTAGAGCCAGGTTTTAAAAACGTTCTTAACCACATTGTGCTCATTGGAAAGGCACTAAAACCATTAGCTTCCGGAACATTGAAAATAATAGTGAAGACTTGGCAAACACAATGGAAGTTACTAGGTACCATTGTTAAAGCAGCTTTGAAAGTTGTTGTTGAAGTAGTCAAGCTATTGATGAAGAACTTGGTGGCAAGCATTAAGCTGTTCCTTGACGTAATCCATGGTAATTGGAAAGGCGTCTGGGGAGACTTAAAGAACATTTGCCGTAACGATTGGAATTTCATTAAATCAGTAGCTTTAATTGGAATAAACGCCCTTAAAAGTGTTATTTCAATTGGATTAAACTGGATTACTAATATTTGGCATACTGCTTGGAATTCGTTTACTGGATTCTTTAGAGGCATTTGGAATGTTATCAAGCAGGCAGCTTCTGATGGTATGAACGGTGTTATAAACGTTATTAATAGTGGTATTGGTGCCATTAACAAGGTTTGGAGCTTCTTCACTGGTCATGGTACAGGTCTTAATAAACTCGGCCATGTTCACTTTGCACAAGGTGGTACTGTTCACCGGCACCTGTCCGTTATCAATGATGGCGATGGTCCTGATTGGAAAGAATTAGTCCAAACGCCTGATGGCAACTTGTTCATGTCACAAGAGCGTAATTGGACTGGTTTCTTGCCGGAAGGTACCCGTGTGTATAGTGGTGCCGAAACACGACAGATCATGAATGCTGTGGGTGTTTCTCACTATGCTACTGGTGGTATTGTCGGCGCTCAACATTTCGCTGATGGCGGAATCATTGGTGAAGGTATCGACTGGGCTAAAGGTTCGCTTGAAAATATCGGTAGCTGGCTTGGCGACAAGTTCAGCGCCCTTGAAGATTTCTTAGCAGATCCGTTAAAGGCTACTAAGGGATTACTAGAAAAGGCAACCAGTGGGCTGTACAAAGGCTTAGGCAACTTTGCTGATGTTGCGCATGGTGCAATGGATAAACTTACCCAGCCAATTGCTGATTGGTTCAAAAAAGGTTTAGAAAAGCTTGAAGCTCAATTTGAGTCCGGCGGTGCTAGTCCCGACTTAATCCGTGCCGCCGCTGCTAAGATGCACGTTGCTATTTCTGGCGGAGATATTAGTCACATTATGAATGTTATTAAACATGAATCTGGTGGTAATGCTCGTGCTATTAACAACTGGGATAGCAATGCCAAAGCAGGCCATCCTTCTAAGGGTATTCTGCAATTTATTGATGGTACTTTTAGAAAATATGCCGTTGCGGGCCATACAAACATTTACAGTCCGTTCGATCAATTATTGGCGATGTTTAACGATACGACTTGGCGATCTGATTTAACGCTTGGTGGTTGGGGTCCAACAGGTGGTCGCCGGTTTGCAACTGGTGGCGAAGTGTTCGGATTAACTAATGCAATCATTGGCGATAACCCAGAACACCACGAATTTGTCTTAAATCCTTATGCGGTATCTGCTGAGCCGTTACTTGACAGAGCCTTTGAAGCTACTGCGCAAGCACAACCGGCTAACTCATCAACTGGCAACGGTAATTCTAAGCTAGACCAGATGATTGATCTTCTTGGAAAGGTCTTAGTTGCTATTGAAAGTCAAGATACTAATGTTTATCTTGATGGTGAAAAGATTACTGATGATACCAATAAACGTAATGCTAAGACATGGGGAATGATTAAGTAGAAAGGAAAGTGAAAGAATTTGTTACAAGTTTTTTCGACAAGAACCGATAAGCCGCATGCTTACGGTTATGGCGATATTCGTAGTCCGGTATTTACTCCTTACGAATTTTCCATCAGCCGTGATGCAAAAACATGGACGAGTTGTTTTGACGTAGCGAATTTGGAGGGTGTTTACTGCATTGTACCGCCTGATGTGCAGCCGGCTACTCGAACAAATAATTTACGAAAAGTCGGCTTACAAGATGGTTCACGGTTGTTATCGACAACTTACGATACACGTGATTTTACGATGTTAATGTATTACGAAGGTGTTGATGAAACTGATGCCATGCTTGCTTATGATGCCTTGCAACAGTTTTTAATCAGTCGTGAAGCTTACTGGATATGCTTTTCTAATTGGCCTCAACGAATCTACTATGTACTCGCTAAGTTGGAGAAACCAACTTATAGCAGCGAAAAATCGTGGACTTGTAACGTTACTTTCACCGATTTGTACGGATTGAGCCGTTCAGTTGGTACGTCTCAAGATTATCCCGATGATGTGTGGGGGATTGGTAACGATATGCCAGAAGGCGTTGATCCTCAATATACTTTCACCAGTAATGCGTTTAGTGTTTATAACCTTGGAAATGTGCTAATTGATCCTGACCGACGTGGGCATCCATTTAAAATTATTTTCGATGGTCATTCCGATGGTAATTTGAAGATTACTAATATGACGACCGGTGATACGCTCACTCGTGCTGGGGCGGAAATAAACGGAAAATCAGTTAATTCTGCTTTTGATGGTCAATTTATCATTGATGGAGTTCGTGAAACGCTTAATGGTAAGTCTGATACTATGAATTGCACTCCTGATACGCTTACTCTCCAAATTGGCAAGAATGATTTTCATATTGATAATTTTACAGGCACGATTAAGTTCGATTTTCCAATGTGGTGGTTCTCATGATACGTGATCAAATTGTATTAACCGATGGACTTAATAATCATAGTAATACTAAAGGCGAAAGTGTTGATTTTAACGATCTATATAACTCATTTAAAATCAATTGGCAGCTTAACTCTTCTTACATTATTTCATTCACGCTTACATATACTAGACAATATAAGGAAGCGTACAATCTTGCTAAGATGAAACATTATGTTGAATATTACCCCGTTCATGGAAATGCTCAGTGGTATGTAATTCAACAGATAGAAGACGGCTTAGATGAGAATGGGTTACCAACATTAACCATTACTGCTAATCATTCTTTAATAGATCGAATGAAAAATATTCGTCTTGATCCTCGACAACCGACTGAAAACGATCCTGATGTTAGTGGTGATTCTGGGTCTGATAGTTCAAGCTCATCGGATAATAACAATCAACAGCCCGGAACGACTGTAACGATTAAGCAAACTGATGTACAACAAACTTATAGTTTAGAAGAACAGCTTCATAAGTTTATTGACAACAATAATCAACAAGTTCAATTAGAAATTCATGGTACATTTCCTAAAATGCCAGCAGAAGCTACAGGGTCATTATATGAGTGGTTAGGTTCTAATTTAGCTTCTTACGGTGCTTTCTGGATTCCTGACGGTGATACATTGAAAGTCTATGATTTATCAAGTTTGCAACAACGGACAGACACCGTATTCCGTTATCTAAACAACATGACAACAGCTAATCTACAAAGCGATGGTAATGATCTGGTAAACGATTGCTGGGTATACGGTGGAAAGGTCGAAAAAGATATTACAACGGTAACTGCTTCTGGCGGTACCAGTGATGGTGTAACGGAGGCGATTAACGGCGACTGGACGCAAGCAATAAAAAACGCTGCGTCTGTATCTGGTATCAAAGTTAGTGATGCGGATGTTAATAAGATTAAAGGTCAAATCAGGCTTGAATCTGGCGGTAATGAAACAATTATGGGTGGTACTGATGGATTGGCTGACGGCCGAGCAACTGGTTTATTACAGTTCAAACCCGGCACCTTTAATTACTATTGCCGTCCACCGTATACCAATATCATGAAGGGCTTTGACCAGTTAATTGCATTCTTTAACATTCCGAATGCCGTGGGGCAAATTAGCGGTGGTTTAAGTGGTTGGTCGCCTCATGGAGCACCAATCAGTAAGGCCACTATTCAGATTAAACCAGCAAGCGATAATAGTTGGGGATGGCCGTTTCCTAGTGTAGGCGAGGGATCATTTTCTAGTGGTCAATTATTTGGTGTACAGCCCGGCGGTGGTTTTAGAACTAACGGCTTTCATGATGGGCTTGATTTTGGCTCAGTGGATCATCCGGGAAGTGAAGTCCACGCAGTACATGGTGGAACTGTTACACGGATTGATTGGGGAAATGGTGGTATTGGATACTATGTAGTGATTACTGATAGTTCAGGTTTGAATTGTGAATATCAAGAAGCATTCTTGAATCGTAGTAATATATCAGTTACTACTGGTCAACAAGTCAAAACTGGTGATGTAATAGGAATCCGTACCAACAATCATTTACATCTAGGCATTACAAGAGCGTCCATTCCGGGCGCTTTTTCTAAAGCTTTTACTAATGATGGTACATGGCTTGACCCGCTTTCGATTATAAAAAACGGCGGTGCTTCTAGTAGTGGAACTGGTGATAGTGATGATGATGGGACAACCTCCAGCACTACATCTGAGTCTTATTACTCACTGTATTACCATTATGTCGATAAAGATAGTCAGGCTAAATATGGTACGCATGTTGGTGCCCCAATAATTCAAGCCAGTATTTACGATATGGATGTTTTAAAAACCTACGTGGCTAATACCGTTAAGCACGATCCACCGACATCGTTCACAACCACGATTAATGATTGGCAAAATCTATCGTTGGGTAATCAAGTAAGAGTATTTGCTCCAGAAATGAATCTAGATACATGGGTAACCTTAATGGGAATTAGTGGCAATCCGTTTAATCCGACGCAATCACCAGAACTAACGTATAACAACACAGGATTAGTTATGAAGAGTTTTATCTATGCGATGGCGCAAGACTTGCACGAGATTAATCAAACGATTGTACAGAATGATATAGGGGTATCAATTGGTACTAAGCAAGAAAATCATTTTGCTGGTGAAGGTACTAAAAAAGACAAACCGACGGAAGAAAGAAGATGATAGTCAATGAGCTTTGAATTACCACATAAGAAGGACTTAGCTACTAATGCAAAGCTATGTGGATATTTAACAGAAAATTTTGAGGCAATCGAACGAGCATTGGTCGACACAGACGATATAAAAACTAAGCTGGATAAATTACAAAAGGCTTTAGGGCTGTCGGACGATGATCTAAACGAATTATAAGGAGGTGATTTTTTGGAAACATTACCGAAATTAAAACAATATATTCCAGTTGATCTGTTACGAAGCCAAGACGAAACAATTGATATTGCCGATAGTTTTAAAGGTCGAGTTGGCGATATTAATAGTTATCTTAAACTATGGGTTTACTCGAATGGTTTAGCCCAAGACATTCGTAATTGGCGAGTCCTATTTTTTGGCACTGACCCAGAGCATAATGATTTTCGTGTCTATCTGACAATGGCTGATAATCAGAAGTTAGATCAACAACGGATTGGTCGAGTAACGCTTTATTTCCCAGATAACGTCTTTCAAATTGGCGGTAAGTGGGAAGAAGCTTATCTTAGCTTTATTGATCCAGATGGCAATGTTGTGTCTACGGTTAATTTCAATCTAGTAGTTCAAGGTTCTAATTTCTACGCTCGAATGGGCGTACATGCTAAGTCGGTTATTGCTGAATTTCAAGAATTAGTTGATGATCTAAAAAATCAAGCAGACGTGGATGAACACCAGCTTAAAAAGATTGTCGATGACACCCAACAGTCTCTTAATAAAATGGGTGATGATGCTAGGAAGGACTTTACCGACTGGTTGGCTAACTTCAAACAAACTCTAACTGATGCAATGGCTGAAATTAACGATCCGAAGACTGGAATATATGTTCGTTATAATCAACTGTTGGATATGACGAAACAAATTCAAGAAACGTTAAAACAAGCTCAATTTCACGATCGGCCATTTCAATTTGATACAGTGGCTACAATGAAAGCCTACGCGCCGTTAATTGCTGGCGACTTAGCAGTTACTCGCGGATGGGATAACTACGATGATGGTCATGGTGCTTACTGGAATATTCGTGTTAAGCATAAGGACGAAGTCCCAGATGAAAATAATGTTATTTCACTCAACAATGGCATGGTGGCAGAGCGAAACTCATCATTGCTAAGTGCCGATAGTCTGGAAGATTTTCTTTACGGCTACACGATCGAGATTAAGCATAATCAATGCGAGCACCCATTACATCCGGCAGTGCTTTACTATGAGGACGCCATTGGGACTGAACGAGATGGTCTGGGGAAGACTAGTCATGGTTTCGGGCAAACAAATACTAAGCTAATTAATTGCATTGCGGAATATCCAGATGTGAACACGATTAAGGTTAAGATTCCGCGGAACTTCTATCTTGATGCCGTGCCACACTACAAGTTCGGTGCTTGGTATCTGATTGACGGTAACCGGACCATTAAAGTTGACTTAGGAATGCCGATTAATGATGCCAAAGCCCAAGCAGGCGATGGAGAAGGTGAGTCTTACTTATCACCGAATACGGGTTATTTCTCAAAGCCAACAAGCCCTAGCGACCTCCGGGCGGTCTACATTGATGAACACACGCAACGGTTACTATGGAGGGATTAGTTAATGAAATACTATATTTATCAAGGCTCTGGAACGGACGGTGAATTGCAAAAGATTGCTGAAGTTGAGAACAAGAAGGAATATATCGTTACCGGTTTAGCAGCCAATTCAACTTATCGCTTTGCCGTTAGTTCTTACAATGGCTTACGTGAGAGTGCTAAGTCTAATATCATTACCGTTAATACGTCAGCTATTCCAGTTCAAGGAATTACGTTGGCAATTGACAAGACCAGTCTTGAAGTTGGTGGAACAGCTAAGGTTACCGTTACAATTACGCCAGCTAATGAAACCGACGGTGCAGCGGTGTTGACCTCGTCAAACACACAAGTGGCAACTATTGATAATTCTGGAAACGTCAAGGCAATTGCACCAGGAACGGCAACCATTACCGCTAAAATTGGTGGAAAGACTTCAAATGTAATTAGTCTAACCGTCTATGAAGCACTAGTAGATGTGACTAACTTAACATCAAGTAACATTACACCAAACTCAATTGATCTAAGTTGGAGCTGATATGAATGCAGTATCGAATTAGAAATGGCGACCAGCTGATTGCTGCAGTAAGCCATAAGCAGTATCAAGTAACGGGATTAACTCCCAATACTACTTATAACTTGTCAGTGGCGTCCTTTAATGGCTTCCGCGAAAGTCCAAGGACGAGCTTGACAGTTAAAACTCGGGGGATTCAAGTTAAGGTGCCAGTTAGTTTAACCGTTGGGACAACAATGTCGTTAGTCTATCTTGAATATGCCTTGGGATTAGTCCCGATTGGGACGGAACCAAAGGGCATGTTCGGTGGTGGCAATCGGCAAGTTATCCCAGCAAAAGTAATTAGCACAGCTAACGGTATGAGCACGATTGAAATCACCAATAGTTTCAATTTGATGAGTGACGGATTAACAATGAAACAACTACCAGACGGGAGCTTTGCAGTCTTTGATGATTACAAGGCTCTTTATTTTAAACAATAATAGAAAGGATGAGTAACGTGGCTGATTTACAAAGAATCTTCTCTGGAATGGAAAATGGTCCAGAAATAATTCAAAAAAATCTAGAAGCGATTAATGCAGAATTAGGAGGGGCAAAGCTATCCTTATCTGACCCCTCGACATTAGGAATTGTTACATATAACGGAATTACTGTCGAAGAAGGATATTATGTGCTAAAGACTGCACATCGAACTTTAGTCTTCACGCAATTAGCAATTCATTTTGGCCAGAACGTTAATAATAGTCCTATCGTGCATGTTTGTACTATGCCTGCATCAGTTGATGACGGCGCAGAAAAATGGGGATTCGCTCAACAAGATGTGTATTGGTCGAAGCAAGGGCATGAGATTAATCTAAAAATTTCTAGTAATGATCCAAGGTATTCATGGAATGCAGGACGAAATGTCAGCATTAATTACATTAGTGTAGTGTAAAAATCAAGAATATCTGATTCTTGCATTAAGAAAGGAGCCAAAGAAATGAAAGGAATCTATCGCGCGGATGCTACTAATCAAACATTCATCAGTTCTGATGTAGTAGCAGACGACTATCAATTACAAGCAAACGAAACATTTGAAAATCCAACTGGGAAACTAGAACCTGCTAAGCTAGTTAACGGATCGTGGATTGACGCAACGCCAGAAGAACATGAAGCTTATGTAAAGGCTCAGCAAGCAGAGGCGGCAAAGCTCTTGCCACCTAATAATCTTTCTGCTGGAGACAAGGCAATGAATGCTTTAGGAGTGCAAGTTGCACAACTAACCAAAGATAATCTAATCTTAACTAAATCGGTTGATACACTCGGCAAACAATTAGCAGCTATGCAAATGAATAGTACAAAAGAAAATGGAGGTAACTAATGATGGATTGGATTGAATTTATTACAAATATGTTTAGTTTGGGCTGCGATGTACGTGATTATGTCGGCTTAGTAATTACGGCTGATCAATATAAGCAAATTACTGGCAAAGATTACGTTGCTCCAACGCAAGCCTAGCTGATATAAACATAGTCGCCTTTGAAATACACAGTACATAAATAAGCCTCACTCGAACGAGCGGGGCTTTTATTATGGGCGGCTGTTAGGAGAAAATTATGTATAATCCATGGAAATTAACCGCTTTTTCGGCATTCCTTTTCTTATGTATTCTTCTATATAGAATATTTGTACTTGGTATCTAGCAATTGCTGACTGACATAGCTATGATTAACTTATCTAAAATTTTAAGGGGATTAGTAGTTATGACAAAAACTGAAGCACTGGAACAGACCATCCAGATTATTCATCAAGATATGGACTGGTTTATTGGAATAGTTAGCATTCTGATAGCTTTGTTTGCTTTCTTTCAGTGGAAATTGAGTGAAAAGCAAATTCGCAAAATTAAAGAAGAAACACTCAGAGAAGCAAAAAAAAATTTCATCGATGAGTTAGACAAAAGGGTATCCTCACTAGAAGCAAAAATGAAGGCACATCAAGAGTTCCATAATAAAAAGGAAGAGAGAATAATGAACTCTTTCAATAATTTAGTCACTGGATTAGTGGATAAGAAGGGCATTGACTTAATAGAGCAGTGCAATGAATTGATTGGATCAATAGAGGAATTTCTTTCTAGTGATACGCTCCCAGATATTGAAAAGGTTGCCGGAATGATGATACTTAAGAACTCAATCACGAATACTTCAAAAGTTGCTCCTATACCTAATACTATTAGTAAATATCTAAAAAATAATAAAAATGTACAGAAGTATATGTCATACTCCGATATTATATTCAAAGAAATGCTTGATGATCAAGAAAACAATACTGAAAAATAATTAAAAGCGCTTATCTTCGGATAGGCGCTTTTATTTTACCAGTTTTAGGGGGTACCACATGAATGATAAATAATATCCGTCACAACTACCTGTGGCTAATATCAGCACTAGAAACGTATGGAATAGCGGCGTACTTTATCTTAACGCATAGTACAGGCAACTTTACACCGCCACCAAACAGTGTTTTGGATATGTTAGATGATCCACCGTTCATCTTCTTACTTGGTGTAGTTGGCACAATCACGCTAGTCTATTCAGTATGGAACGTACAACATTTTCACTACAAAACAATCATGACAGCCTCGCTTACTTTCGTGTGGCTGTTATTTTTGTGTGGATTTATTATCCACGATCAGATGCGAGGGGTTCTGCTAAGTATTCCTAGCATGTATTCGTTCTTTGTATTATTTCGTATTGTTTTAACAGTAATTCTGAAAGGGTGAGGCGAGGTGAGCGATCAAGTACTAGCAACCTTAATCACGACTATTGGCTCGATTATCGTTGCTTGGATAACTGCTCACCAGCGAAGTCAACCAACGGAAGCCGACAGATTAAGGGAGCAGAACAGAAAACTAAAGGAGAAAATCAAGGAGGAAAAGCAACATGAAAACACTAAACGACATCATTAATTGGATTATTCAATCAGGGCTACTTGTGTGGCTCTTTTATTTTGGTTTTGCGATCGGCAAGCCATTTGTCGAAAGCAAGATTAAGCATGCTAAAACAACGCAAGAGCAAGCCTTATGGGAATTAGTCTTACAGCTTGCAATGACTGCTGTTAACTCACGAGTTGGCAAAAGTATTACAGGTCAAGAAAAGTTCTCTCAAGCAGTGGCAGAGGTTCAATCTTACTTAACAGCTAAGGGACTTCATGTTGACCTAAAGCAAATTCAAGCAGCGGTTCAATCAGCTTATGAAATGTCTATGCTAACACCAACCGTTAACTCAAATGAAAGCGAAAGCAAAAAGGCTGACACTGAACAAGAAGTAGTAGTTCCAGCAGGTACAGTAAAGGCAATTGACCCTAAGGAGGTCGCATAAAATGGCATTACGTAATTCATTTATCGACGTTTCAAGTTATAATCCTGATACAAAAGAATTCTTTCTAGCAGCTAAAAATCAGGGTGCATTAGGTGTTGTTGTTAAATTAACAGAAGGTTCAGAAGATGGTTCTGCTTACGTTAATCCACGTGCGGCTGCTCAAATTCGTAATGCTCTAGCAGTTGGCTTGCGCGTATCCTGTTACCACTTTGCTCGGTATACTTCAATTGCTGATGCGCAAAATGAAGCCCGGTTCTTCGTTAAGATTGCTAAACAATTTGGTATGTATGACGACACTTTGATGATTGATGATGCAGAGGTTCATTCTGTCGCGGATTATCAATCAACTTCATTAGCATTCCTCCAAGAAGTAGAAGCATTAGGTTACAAGAACACAGGGATTTATTCCATGAAGTCTTTCTTCACTGGCGGTATTCTTAATTCTCACGGATTCGGTTCACGTAAGATCTGGGTTGCTGGTTATGGCGTAACTTCATTAGGTATTGATAATGCTAACGCTTGGCAAACGACAGATCACGGTATCATGGGTATTGACACCAGTTTGGACTTCGATGGTGCCTTTACCACTGGTTCTACGTCTGGAAACATTCCGCAAGCTGTTATTCCAGCACCACAGCCAGTTCAGCATGTTGGTCACCCTGCTAGTGGTACTTACATTGTTCAATCGGGTGACACTCTCTCCGCAATTGCTACAAAGTACAATACAACTTACCAGAACCTAGCAGCTATTAATGGTATCGGTGACCCGAACCACATTAACGTTGGTCAAGTCCTTAAAGTAACCGGACAACCAACAACCGAAAACACTTACTTCGTTCAAGCGGGTGATACACTAAGTGGAATTGCAATTAAGTTTGGCACGACTGTATCTGACCTTGTAAGTCGTAATCACATCACTAACCCGAATGTGATCTACGTTGGTCAAAAACTCTACTTAGCCGGTAACGGACAATCCAATGCTTATACCGTTCAAGCAGGTGACACACTAAGCGGAATTGCGGCTAAGTTTGGCAAGACCTGGCAAGTATTAGCTCAAAAGAATGGTATTGCAAACCCCAACGTAATCTATGTGGGTCAGACAATCCAAATTTAATATAAAGATAAAAATCCATAGTAGTTATTTGTTTGACTGCTGTGGATTTTTATTATTTTATACTTGACATTTTATTATCTTGTTAACTTTATAAAATTAGAGTATTATTGTAATATACTAAATTTTACGATAGAAGGTCTCTAAATGGATAACAATAATTCACTTTTAGTTGCAAAAGCAGTTGCGAAAGATGAATTAGAAAAAGTTTTCGATAAAGAAACACAACTGATAACTAATCAGTGTATAGCATCAGGATATAAGAAAGTTATGGATTTTTATAAATCTGCACCTGAGTGGTTTTTTGAAGGACGAGGAGAACGAATAATTCCAGAACTTAAAAATACTGCAGTTGAATTTTGTATGATGCGTGCATGTGATAGAAAACTTTTACCTTTTTCATATGATCTTGAAAAGAACGCAAGAAAGACTGGGCAATTTTTAAAACTTTCAAGTGGTAAGGCAAGTTTAACTATAAATCAAACACAAAATAGCAGAAAAAGTAGCAGGGACGCGAAGTTCAGAAAGGAATTATTGCGTACATTTACTACTAGTTTGAATTTATTTAATTTAGATGATGAATTTGTGCCAAGTAAGTATTACTTTGAAGTGAATCATGGTTATCAAACTAGTAAACCATTATTTACCGTTGCTGGAATACCAGATGGTAACCATGGTTGGATAATATCAAAAAAGCTTAATAATGGTTTCATTATTCTTAGCGATAGTGAAAAGGACGATTTACAAACTGTTTCAAAAGATATTGAAGGTTTCCAACCTGAAGAATTTAAAGAATTTCTAAATGAAACAAAGGATGAATAAAGATGAGTATAATAGTTTTGCATCAAGGAGAATTTAATGGAGGTAAACTAAAACTTTTAAGAAAATCAAATGGATTAACAATGAAGGAAGTTGGAGAAAAAATTAATAAGTCAGCTTCTTTTATTTCGATGATAGAAAAGGGACAAAGCAAACCGGAATTTAGTACTATTGTTGCTTTGGGAAAAATATTTAATGTGAGACATACTTTTTTTCTGAATGATATTTCGATTCCCTATCCAACTGAAACAACTTTCTTTCGTGAACAAATTGCAGTGCCGAAACGGGATTCTGAGCAAGCAAAAAATAAAAGTATAATGATTGCTTACTATGATTCTTTAATAAGTAATAAATTTAATCTTAGATCATTTCAATTACCTAGATATGCTCTAAAAAATAGTACTTTTAGATGTATAGATTTTGAGCAAATTGATAGCATTGCATCACAAGTAAGGACACAATTTTCTTTAGGAATGGGGCCAATAAGTAATATGACTTTACTTATTGAAAGAATGGGAATTAGAGTTAATTTTATTGATTTTGAAAATGATAAAATAGATGCCTTGACTGAAAAAATTGGAAGCCAGTATTTCATATCAATTAATAGTAGAATAACTTCAAGCGTTAGAATTAGATTTAATTTAGCTCACGAATTAGGACATATTCTTCTGCATTCTGGATATAGTCACAATGACATTAGTAATAATTCAAAGCATAAACGTATAGAACAAGAAGCACAGCACTTTGCAAGTGCATTATTAATGCCTGAAAAAGGTTTGGCGTTGGATATGGCACAAACTAATATGAATTTCTTGAAAGGTTTAAAACTTCACTGGTTAGTTTCTCTACAAGCTCTTATCTATCGTGGACATGAAATCGGAATAATTACAGACCGGCAAGCCCTTTTCTTAAGGCAAACTATATCACGTAATGGCTGGAGAAAAGAAGAACCATATGATCATACTATTGGTATTGAGTATCCTTCTTATATAAAAAGTGCAATTAAATTTTTGGTGAAAGATAAAGAAAGGTTCTTAGCAGAGCTATCGGAAGAATCTGGAATTTATCAAGATGAACTCTCAAAGTATTTTTATTTGTCAGAAAATAGCAATAAAAATAATATAAATCTTAAAATAGTCAGGTAGTATTAGAGTTTTTGCCCACGAAATGCCCACTAGGACTTTTTGTGTTAGTTGCTAGACTAGCTGATCTATTCGGAGAATGATATAATATATACATATATCGAGTGGTTTAAATTAAAAACGGCATCTCTCATTTGAGGGGTGCCATTGATTTAAAAAAGGGGCAAAAAAGGGGAATATTTTAAGCGAGCAAAAAAGAAATTAGAAGATTAAAAATTAAATTGCTCTTGTTTCTTCCTTATTATATAAGCCTAAATAAACATAAAATGAAGTGAACTAAAGTCAACCTATTCAGTTGCCGAATAATTATAAAAAGACTACTTTTCTCCGTGAAATAGTAGTCTTTTTATTTTGTGCGCCCGGCATGGGTATTAGCTAGGCGGTGAGAGTCCGCTATGGGCCGTAGTAGTCGGAACCATGAGCTGAGGACAAGGGTGTCCACTGTGAGGTGGAATCTGAAGGAAGTCTAAG